TCACTAGATCAGGTGATATTCGAAATGACATCATTATCAATTACGGCTCAAATTTTGGTTTAGAAAAGACTGCATCATCAGCTTCTTCAATTGCGCTTTATGGCTACAAAGGTGAAAGCATTCAATCAACCATTCATTCAGCTGTGGATGCTCAAGCTGTGGCAGATCGATATATTGCTCAAAGAGCCTTTCCTTTAGCAGTATTCCAAAGCATTACTTTCCCATTGACAAATCCTGAGATTGATAACTCAGATCGGGATAACCTTCTTGGGGTCTTTATGGGTCAGCCATTGAACATCCAAAATTTACCTACACAGATTTCTGATGGGGAGTTTGAAGGGTATGTTGAGGGCTGGCGTTGGAGCACTAGGTTTAATGAATTATTTTTAACGCTTAACCTTTCACCAGTCGCATTTAGCCAAGTCGCCATGCGTTGGAATACAACCCCAATAACTGAGGCTTGGAACACTTTAAGCAATACTTTGACATGGGAATACGCTACAATCGTAGCCTGAGATAAAGGACAATATGGCAACCACTACTAACTATGGCTGGACAACACCAGATGACACCGCGCTGGTCAAGGATGGCGCGTCTGCTATTCGTACGCTGGGAACTTCCATTGATACAACCACAAAGAATTTAAACCCATCTACAACTCTTGGCGATATTGAATATCGTTCATCAACTGCTAACACAAACACAAGACTTGGAATTGGAACAACTGGTCAGGTTTTGACTGTTTCTGGTGGCGTTCCAAGTTGGGCAACACCAAGCGTTCCAGTAAGCAAAGTAGTTCAAATCGTTGCTGCAACAACATCAACAGACACAGCAAGCAGTTCTATCACTTTTGCAGATACAACTTTAACTGCCACTATTACTCCAACAAGTGCTTCAAATAAAGTTTTAGTTTTTGTAAATCAAAATGGATTACAAAAAACTAGTGCTGATTCTCAAAATGCAATAGATATTAATTTAGTTCGTGGTTCAACTAATATTGCTTCCTTTGCACAATCTCTTGGCTATACAAACAGTTCTTTGCAATTATGGTCTGCAACCGCATCTATAAGTTATTTGGATTCTCCGGCAACTACATCTGCAACAACTTATAAAACACAATTTAGAAATCCTAATAATAGTGCTCAAATTTCTGTTCAAAAATCAGGAACAGTATCATCAATTGTATTAATGGAGGTAACACCATAATGGCAAATATAGAAGATGTTCTAGCATATTTAAGACCAAATGGTGGTTGGGTAATTTGGGGTCAAGATTTTGACACTATTCGTTATGATGAAGGTGTTAAGCCAATAACCAAAAAAGAATTAGATGATGGTTTTGCTAAATATGAGGCTTGGAAAATTAAAGATGATGCTGACAAAACAGCTGCTCGCCAAGCAATCCTTGATCGCATTGGTTTAACTGCTGATGAACTAAAAACGATTCTTGGCTAATGAAGGCTTGGTTATCTAAAGCTGCTGTTCAGTTAAGAGAACAAACTGATGATGCATTCATGGATCGCAGCAGGAAGTCTGATGGATGGATCGGTGATCTTAAGCATCAATCTAGAAAATCCGACCACAACCCTTTACCATCAGGAGAAGTTTGCGCAATTGACATTGACGCTGGCTTATCTGACGAACAAGGGATTAGCCATGCTTTGGCAGATCAAATTCGACTTGCAGCAAAATCAGATAAGCGTATTTCGTATATAATCCATGCGGAGAAAATCTGCTCAGCAAGATCATTTTGGCGTTGGAAAAAATATACCGGGATCAATCCCCATCACAAACATATTCATATTTCATTCAAACCAAATCAAAAAGGCGATTTCTTTAACATCCCACTACTAGGAGGCAAGTAATGAAACTAACCAAGAAACACAAAGCAGCAATCAAGTCATATTTAAGAGCTGTTGCAGCTTCTGGAATAACTGTGGCTCTTGCCATTGTGGGAGATATTAAGCCTGAATATGCAGTTCTGCTTGGCGCATTAATTGCTCCACTAATTAAAGCCATTGATCCTACTTCTGGAAAAGAAGTTGATTATGGTATCGATGCGAAATGACACCAAACGATTGGGTCGCGTTAGCCGTTGGTGGCTGCGCAATCGCAAGCAGTTTATTGCTGGCTCTGCGTTGGGTTATTAAAGGCTGGCTCAATGAACTACGGCCTAATGGTGGCTCTAGCATGAAGGATCAAATAACAAGACTTGAACAGCGTGTCGATGATCTGTTTGTCTTAATCAGTAAGTCATAATTTTAATTATGGCGAACACACGCAAACCTTCTAAACGCAAAAAGATCAATAAGCGTATCGTTCGCCATTCTCCTGAGCCGTTAAGTAAGTTAGATCAACATTACACAGCTCTGCATGAATGCTATAAAGCAGCTCGTAAAGCAGGATTCACGCCTGAACACGCTTTTTGGCTTATGACTGAACATAAGACTTTTCCTGATTGGATCGTAGGCGATGGCGGAATTATTCCTTCCATAGATCCAACTGACGATGAGGATGACGATTAAGCGTTACTTAGTAATAAGTGATTTACAAATCCCATACCACCATGAAGCAGCAGTTAAGAATGTCATCAAGCTGGCAAGGCGTGAGAAGTTTGATAGCGTTCTATGCGTTGGCGATGAGATTGACTTTCAAACCATTTCTCGATGGGCTGAGAAAACACCTTTGGCTTATCAGCAGACCCTTGATCAAGATCGCACAGCTACTCAAGAGATCCTTTGGTCATTAACTGAAAACGCTAAAGAAGCGCATATTGTTAGATCCAACCATACTGACAGGCTATACAACACACTATTAAAAGTTCCGGGCATGTTATCCCTGCCTGAATTGCAATACGCCAAGTTCATGGACTTTGATAGTCTAGGCATAACCTTCCACAAATCATTTTATGAGTTTGAAAAAAATTGGATATTAGCGCATGGGGACGAAAGTAATGCAAATCCCAACGCAGGCTTGACTGCCCTAAATTTGGCTAAAAAGGTCGGTAAGAGCGTAGTTTGTGGGCATACCCATAAATTGGGTATATCATCGTTTTCTGAGGGCTTAGGAGGCCAATACAGGACGATTTATGGCATAGAAACTGGAAACTTAATGAACAAAGCCAAGGCGACTTACATAAAAGGGATCGCTAACTGGCAAATGGGTGTAGTAATTTTAGACTGGGATGGCAAAAACATGACTCCTACGCTTATTCCAATTAACAAAGATGGCTCATTTACAGCTCTTGGAAAGTCGTATGGAGTGTGAAACAGACTATAAGCCACGCACAATTGATGATCATATCGATGCAGTTGAGGCTCTTGGCTTTATCTAATCGTTATAAAACACGCCGAAAGTAATTAACCACGCCTACTTGATTTAGGTCATACTTTGTGTATTCACAGATTGCCTGTGGATATGTAAGGGAGCAACATGACACTAAAAGAAGCTGGTCTATTATGGGTTGCAACAATGGTTGCATTCATCTGGGCTTATGGAATGCACGAAAGCGCAAAGCAGACTTATTACTGGCGCGGTCGCAAAGATGGCTGGGATATGCATCGTCGAATGATTGATTCTAAATCAAAGTCAGATGAAGTATTTGATTATGACAAAAACTGAAACCCTGTTTGATGAGGTCATTACTACGATCCAACAGCGTGGAAGCGTTTATGGACATCCGTATTACAACCATAAACGAATTGCGGGCTTATGGTCTGCTTATCTCGACTTCCCAATCACACCACACCAAGCTGCATTATGTATGGCGTTGGTCAAGGTTTCTAGGCTTAGTGAAACCCCAGATCATTACGACAGCATCAAAGACTTCATCGCCTATGGATCTGTCTATAAAACTGTGCTTGATGCCGTCCAAGACGAAAACTGGGAGGACTAATAATGGCTTTTAATCTTGAGGATTATGAGGATGTGGCTACTCTAAACAAATGGTTTATTCAAAACTTTCCGCTTGGTAGATCAGACATATCAGTCATTAGCCATGATCCTGAGAAGGGTTACATTTTGGTTCAGGCTACTTTATGGCGAGATGCAAAAGATGCTGCACCAGCCGTTTCTAACATTGCATTTGGATCTAGGGAAACTTACATTCCAAATATGAAAAAGTTTTATTGCGAGGATACAGCTACATCCAGCTTAGGTCGCGCAATAATTTTGCTTAAAGGATCTGATAAAACTGCAACTAAAGACGATATGAGAAAGGTTGAAAATGCACCGGTCAGAAATCTCTATGGTAAATCTGGTAATTCACAAACTATTGAAACTGCTTTACGAAAAGCATTTAGTGATGATGACAAACCAACTGATCCGAAAGCGTGGTCGGTTGGAGAAGTTGTCGAAACAATTACACAGAACAAACCTAAACAACAAGAATGCTCACATGGCTTGATGATTCTAAAAGAGGGAACATCAAAAACAGGTAAGCCATATTATGGCTATGTTTGCTCTGCACCTAAAGGAGAACAATGCGATGCTCGCTGGCATAAACTTACAGCTAACGGAATATGGTTTTACGAAGGAGGTGAATAAATGGGTTATGTAGAGATTATCGATGGCTCTGGCTTAATGGCAACGATTGAAAACGATGCGATCAAAGTAGAGCCAACGACAGTTCATTGCGACTTATGCAACGATGACAGATTACTTCATGAGGGCGATCTGCTTCGATGCTATTCCTGTCATTCAATCAATCGGATTCCATAGTGCCGAATTACGAATACGAATGTGATGGCGAGGGATTAAGTATTCTATTGGATCTTCCAATGGAGCACGAAATCCCCCGTTGTCAAGTATGTGGTGCTAATTTGAGGCGTGTTTATACAGCTGTTCCAGCAATCTTTAAAGGATCTGGGTGGGCTGGTAAAAGTGGTTAAATTTAAATGTAATGGCTGCTCTGGGAATACTGAGTTTATCTGGCTTGAAGGTTATTCCGCAGCTGATGGTTTTAGAGTGTATCAATGCCTGCGTTGCAATTGCGTTGGAACAAAGAACCTAGCAGAAGCAACTGACACTCAAGAGCCTGTCATTCGATGCACTAAATGTGGATCATGGCAGTTTGTAGATCAGGTCTGTCATACATGCGAATTGATAGCAACTAAGTGAGCGAGGCTGGTTATGATCACAACTGGATTGATCAATACAACATTGTGCCATTCTACGACACGCCTTCTGACCTGCGGTTTTGTTAATGGATTTGACTTGACATGCTACCCTTAAACGCAAATTCGCTTTCAGAGCGAAAGGGCGATCTGCGAAGCAGAAAGATCGCAAGGTTTGGTTTGGTGATATCTCTGTTCATTGCCTTAAACATAGCCTTTCTAAAAGATGATTCCGTTGCTCAAGATAGAACTAATCATTACAGACAATGGGCTTTCATACAGCTTAATGATTTAGATCAATTCTATTGTTTAGATGAATTGAATTTTAAGGAAAGTAGATGGAATCCAAAAGCCCGGAATGGTAGTCATTATGGTATTCCGCAAGGCAGATCTAAATGGTTATCTACTGTTGATGGATACAAGCAAATTGATTGGCAATTAAAATATATTAAAAAGCGGTATTCAAATCCTTGCAATGCTTTAGATCATCATAAGATTAAGGGATGGTATTGAGTAAATCAGCGTTAAGAGATAGCGGATCGACCAGACAATGGCGAAACATTAGACAAAGAATACTTAGGAGAGATGGTCATATCTGTCAATACTGTGGGCAAGAAGCAGATACAGTTGATCATGTGATACCAAGAAGGCTAGGCGGATTAGATAGCGATGACAATCTAGTTGCAAGTTGCAAACGATGTAATTTATCTAAGGGTGGGCGGTTTTTTGTGAGCAAGAGAACACCACCGACCCCCCGTT